GCTCATTTCTAAACGCTTGAGCCTTGTCCTCTTCCTCTTTTTTCCATTTGTCAAAATAACGCTCTTTTAACTTGCTTTCAACGTCTTCTAGCTCCATAACTTTTTTACTTTTGTTATATGTTGCCGATTTCATTAACTCATTATCAACATAAAAATTAAAAGTCCTTTTGTTTCCGTTGTCTTGAACTTCTAACTCATTTGTTAAAAATGGATAACTATTTGACGCCGATGTACCTATTTTAACAGAGTTTTTAGCGTGGTCTCTAATACCCTGAGACTTAGCCATACTTGATTTATAACTATTGTTATAAGTATCAACCCATATTGGATAACTTCGCATAGTTTACGCTCCTTTTTTTGTTTGTTTGTTTTTTCTAACATAATTGCTAGATACAATCAAAAGTTTAATTGTTTCAGGTATAAAACCCAACGCCGTCAAGCGTTCCTTTTCAGGTCATCAGTCTAGCTTTGAGCTCAGGCGATACTAGACCGCCTAAGCCCGTAATTTTTAAAATTTATGCTTTCATTAAGTCTTTTAAAACTATTTCCGCTTGAGTTTTTTGAAATACATATTCAACTATAGGTTTACTATAATTAGTATGTTTCATAACTCTAAAAGCTGACATTTTAGCTTTTAAATCAGGAATAAAAAAGACACCTTTTGTAATACTATAATTAGTATCGCCGTCCTTTTCATAAAATATATTCTCTTGATTACTCATATTTTTTACGCTCCTTTATTACTATTTTAGCGTCTTCAAGTCTTTTATTATCTTCTTCAGTATTTAAAAAACTTGATATTGGAAGACTTAACGCTTTAATCATAGCCTTTAAGCTCCAAGTAGGTTGTTTTCTTAATGTTTCAATATTCATAAGATTTGACCCTTTTGTTAATGTTAATAAATTCTAGTTAATACTAGATACAAACAAACTTATTTAATCGGTGGACTGAGTACCACTCTAAACCTGCTCCCTAGACCCTATCGCCTAGCTGTTGAGGTGTCCCACTCTTTAACTGTAGCTTCTATGAGGCGGAAGCCGTGAGAAGCAATTTAAACTACTTAAATCTAGTTAAGAATTCACTTGATAAAATCAAGTAACTATTAATTTATTCATAAAAATTACTGAACATATAATCCTTATAAACTAATAAAATAGCTATTCAACAAAATAATGATAAGTGCGACACTCTGACGCAGTTTGTGGCATTGTTGCCTTATTTGATTAAAGTTCCCTTATTAGTGATATAGGCTTTAACTCTAGCTATTATATAACTTACTTACTTATAACTAATTAATAAAAGGAATGAAGAGAATGAAAAGAATTAAAGAGAAGATATTATATGTTTTATTTTGGATTATATTAATTGCATTTACTTTGATTGCTTCCGCATTAATAAAATAAATGTTGTCTTGTTTGTCTTGCTTGATGTGTTGCTATGGATATTAAAGAGAATGAGAAGACAAAAACAAAAGAGAATAGATAAGAGAAAACAAAAAGTATAACACCAAACGAAAAAAACAGACTAGCTCTAACAAACGAAAAAATAAAATAGAAGCCAAAGGCTACCCATAACCGCTTTATATATCCTCTGCGGTGTGCCTATTACTACGCTTGAGCCTTATATAGGAAGCGACCCGCCATATTGAAGCGGGGTTATCCCCAATTTTTAAAATTTTTATGCCCCCTTTGGGGGAGCGTGGCTCTCGCCGTAAGCGTGATACCTACTCAAATTTTTCTACTGAATATTAGCTTCTAGGCTTTTCATTATCTGAGACAAGTCTATAGCTCTTTCATCAGTCTGTTGAGCCCACTTTGAGTCCAACATTTCTATACTAGCGTCTTGGTATCTACCATCTTTAATTAATTTTAAGGTATTTGTAAACTTAGAGACACCATTATATCCCATTTGGTATATCATTTCTGTTACTATACCTACTGCTGTAGGGTGGACATTACTGTCTCCTAACAGTTTTAAAGCTCCATCGTGAGCGTTCTTAAAGTCTTTCTCAAAGACACCTTCCCAATACTCCTTAGTGTAACCACCTTCAGGTTCTACTTCTCCTGCTTGAATAACGTGACCAAAACCTGCTGTAGAGAAGTTTTCTTTTACTACTTTTCCATCTGTTGTCTTATATTCAAGATTATAAGGTAATTCTCTATAACCTTCGTGTTTTTTAATTCTCTTTTTTAAATATTCTATTTCAGTATTATCCATTTGTTTCGTATGTCCTATCGTTATCCCTAGAAGTATCGCAGTTACAAGACCCACAACAATTATCTTGATGAGTCTCTTTGTCGCAGTGGCACTCGTGTCCACAATTTTCACATTTCTCCATAATTCTATCTGCATAAGAAGAGTGAGTAAGTAAACAGCTATAGTAATAGCTTTAACCTTTGTCTTCCCTAATACGGGTACTTAAATGAACCTATCCCGTTTAGGTTGTATACCTACTGTGTGCTCCATAAACCTTTCTAAGTCTTTATTGATTAGTTCGTCTTTATGTTGTTGATAAGATAAAGTTTGGTCTCTGTCCATTCTTTCAACCCAATAATTAGCCGCAATAGCTAATGCGTCAATTTGGTCATCGTGTCTTAACGCACCTTTATCTCTAGTTATTCTAGTCATTTGCCTAAACAGTTGATGATTAGGTTCTAACTTGAAGTCTTCTTTTATTGTATTCTCGTCTACCACTAGCCTATGAGTATTCATAATAGGCTCTAAGGTATCTATAATTCTTTTCTCTTTTTGTATATTATGCCTTACCTCTTCAATTTGGCAAGGGTGTATTCTAGCCATAACAGGCTTTAATAACGCTGTAGCCATACCATCACCAAAGTTAGATTCAATAACCACGTTATTCACTTTGTTACGTTTAGCTATAGCTGAAAGCTCTTCTAAGGTAGCATCTGAGTAACCACCATCTAAAGCTCCTATGTCGGTCAAATAAAGCACTCCGTGAAGCATTTTAAGCACCGCATACGCTGTTTTGTCTTCTCCCCGACCCGCAGGGTCTATAGACATAGCCACCCCTTCAAAATCTGTATATTCTTCAGATAAGTGTAAAGGAGCAACATAATAATCACCCTTTAATCCTACATTAGGTATCTCAGGGTCTACCCCTTTTAATTGTTGAGTACCTGAAGCCCACTGAATTTGAGCAGGAGCTTTTTTCCAAGTAGTACAACCTGAAGCTACAATTAAGTCATTGAGCTTTAAAGGGTATCTATTAGCGTCAGACATTGTAGTGTCTAACATAAACTGTAAGTTAAATCCTGAACGTCCATAGGAAGACAAACGCTCTAATAAATCTATACCATCAAATCTTTGAGGGTCTGTAGGTTCACCTTCTTTATCTGTAATATTAGAAATAATAGTAGACAGTTTACTACCATAACCAATCGTTTGTTCTTTAGTTGGATATAACGCTGTCCATATTTTTGTCTTATAACCTCTTTCCTCTAATGTGTTATATAAACTCATTTCAGTTTGAGGTGTTCCTAAGAATATGATACGACCCACATCGGGTTTAATAATCGCATCAAATTCTTTCACAGTTTCACTTAATCTATCTCTCATTAACTGAGTCTGTGAGTTATTTGCTGACTCTACGTCATCGGCAATAATTAAATCTGCACGAGAACCTGTAAGCTGTCCTGTAATACCCATAGATTTCACACTAGGTGCGTGAGAAGCGGTAGCAGGAGCTACATCAAAACTAATTTTAGAATGTCTTTGGTCATCTCTAGGAATTAGATGTTGTAATATTGGCATTTCATTGATTAGTCTTTGAGTAAAGGTACTAAAGTCATCAGCTCTATTTTTAGAAGCTGAAACTACCAATATATTCCTTTGAGGATTTAGTAAAAGTTGGTGACAGACAAATGCTGAAGTAATCCAAGATTTACCAACGCCTCTGAAGGCTTCTATAACTAATCTACGTTCATTTGACTGTAGATAGTCTGCTATATCATATTGTATGGGAGTTGGGTTAGGTAGGTTTAGAAACTTCCAACATAAATACAAAAAATTCTTAAAATTTTTTAAGCGATTATCCATTTGTGTCAAAAGGTACTTTCTCAAGAATATTATCAGGTTTTGCACCTAATTTTTCAGAGCTATAAGTTTTACAAACTTCTAAACATACTTTCATTTCTGAAGCAGTTAGCTCTTGTCCTGATTTTAATTTTTGGTATGCGTGTTTAACTAATAATTCAGGTAATTCTTCTATAATTTTTTCTATTCTAACGCCCTTGTGCTCTATATCGTTTTTTTGTGACACTTTTGTTTGGACTTTTTGCGTGTCGCCATTTTCTTTTTTTGGGCTTTGGTTTAACATAATTGTTTACTCCCCACTTCGGTGCTTTTGCCATTTATTTCTTTTCTCGGTGTTTGTAGTATTTGTGATATACTTCTTTTTTGTAAGCCCACATAGATATTCTTGTTGTAATTCGGTGTATAAATCTTATTATGCTCAGAATCATAAGAAGACTCCTTTGTAAAGTTTGTTGCTTTGTCTAGGGTACAATAACCCACAAAATAGAAAAAGAAAAATGCGTAAATTAAAGGTTTTAATTTTAGCATATATTAAGCATCTTGTTCAAATGCTGACGGCTTTCCTTCCTCTACTGGTTTCATTTGTTCTTTCCATTGTTCTTCCGATACACAGTTATAAAACATTCTAACTTGCATATGTTTGAACTCTTGAACACCTACAGTGTCCATATAAGTTTCAGCTATTTCTGCAATAGCATAATAGCCTTTTTTATAACATTGTTCTTCATTTGTAAACTCCCATTTTGCATTAGTCATTGGGGGTAGACAACCTAAATTAGAACATATTGTAATTATGAGTAAAATCTTACTCATAACTATAGTCACTATCTACTTTTTTCTTCTTTTTTAATAATTTAAAGATTTGATTATGTTGTTTCATAATCTTTTTATCTTTATTATTAGCTTTCTTTAATTCTGTTTTAATATCATTAACATCTTTTAATAAATTCTCTATATCAAGTTTCATACGCACTTGATTTTCAACTACTTCAGTTTTACTTTCTTCAGCATATTTTTCATAAAGGATATTAACTTTACTATCAATTTTACTGACATACCAAACTAATCCTATAGCTTGTAGTAGAACCGCAAAAATTAAAGCGGCGTTAAATTTCATTCCATTCATATTATTTAATTATTTTAAGTATTTTCTTTTGTCCCATATATATTTCAGTTGTAGCTTTTACTTTTTCACATTTAAAAACTACGGATTCAGGATTGACCTCTTTAATCGCAACCCTCTTGGATTTAAGGCAGTCGCTTAATGATTTTTTATAGGTATGTTCTATTAAATTTCCATTTAGATATAACATTAATCCAAAAACCATTTCAACCATTAGTGTCCACTCCCATTTCTTATTAATTTTTCTACATCTTCATTTAATTTCTTAACTTGTTCTTTTAAGAAATCAATATTAACTTTATTATTTCTCATACCTTTTAACTCTGCGTCCATATTCTCAATCAAGCCGCTCATATGCTCCACGAGCATAAAAAGCTCCGCTTCTCCACTTGATTGACCTAATTCTCCACGAGGGTATTTGATTCTAAATTCTGTATTCTGATTTAAGTCTTTTTCCATTAACTCTAAAGTCGTACTATGTTTATTTAGAGTCTCTTGTATGCCAAAAAATGCGTACACCCCAACGGCTACGGCTGAGATTATTCCTATTAAATTACGCATAGGCATAGAAATTGCCGTTTTATCCGACACGTCTATTCTATCTTTTTTCATATTATATAAGTAAAGTCTTGATAGTAAGAACTAATTGAGTAAATATTAATATACCCACTGTCCATAAAACTCTATTAATCCCACTTACTTTTTTTTCTAAATGTACTAAGTGATTATCTTTAATAGTGTCTACAGATTGTTGAATTAATTTAATATCGCCTCGTATTCTTTCAACTTCTAAATTTAGTTCATTAATATCTTTCATTATTTTTTTTCCATTGATTATAGCCTTTTACCCAATCTTGACGATGGAGTATGTCCCATTTTGTCCAAGCCCAACCATTAAGTTGTCCTGTCCAACCTTGAATCCATAGTAATATTGCCATTTTAATATTTTTAATCATCGTCATCATCTTCCTTTGGTCTAATTTTACCAAATGTTATTTTATAATTTAATTTTGTTTTTTCTTCCATTTTAGAACTAAAAGGATTAGTAGATATTCCAATAGTTTGTTTCATATTTTCACAACCTGTTAAAAGTACAAAAGCAACCATAAGAATGATTGCTATAGTGCTACCTAAGTATACGTTCCAAAAATTGAAAACTTTACTTAAACTTTTTACCCGATAATAAATTTGTGACAGAAATTCCATAGTTACCCCCTACTACTATAAAGATTAAATATAAATATACGTCAGGTAT